CTTTTGTTGCTGCCCTACAAGGATTTGGGGTGCTCCCAGACACCTACGATGCGGATGAGGATGCTGCCGAGTTGCTGGAAGAGGCATACAGTATACTCAGCGCCCAAGACCTTCAGCAATTGCTCGCTCAACTACAGGGCAAAGGTATAGCGTTCAGCGAGTATCGTGCCGTGTTGCGCAAGGCTGGACTTGCTACCTTGACGGATGATGATGCGAAGGATGAGATTGAGTCGATGCCTCCAGCCTTTGCGCCACCTGTGCTTGGCTCCTACCAGATGCCTCCTGGCAAGCAGACGTTACCCCTACCCGGTAAGCCTCCAGTGGTGCCACCCCCAGCAGAAGAGCAACCTCCAGTACCTACGGACAAGGGGCAAGTACCTCCCACGAAGTAATCAATGGCGAGCAAGAAAAAGCACACTCAAGACTCCGTGCCGAAGCCACCCAAGCCCGGCACGAAGTCCGTCATTGATACGTCTATCCGCAACAAGATATACGTGGAGCGGGTAGCAGCCGGAATATCTGAGGATATACGAGCAAAGGCAACAAGCATTGCTCTCCACGACATCAATTGGTTCTCCAAGGACAAGGAAGAGCAAGTCAACGAGCTATTCAGTGCGATGGGTGACTTGATTCCCCAACTCGCTGCATTGGCGGACTATCAATCAGAATTCACGGCAAAGTTTCTTGAAGCTATTACCAGGAATGTAGAAATCAAGTCACTGAAGGCTGGTAAGGCATTCGAGGAAGCCATGACGGCTCCCATGGAGGCAACAGGTACGTTGGTTGATACTTTTGTTGAGGGGTGGGCCCAAAGCGAGGTTGACGCTGTGGGGCAGATGATTGTCGAGGGATACCGGAACGGTTGGACCAGCAGCGAGATTGAGCAAGCCATTCGAGGCACGAAGGAAGCCAATTATGCTGACGGGGTGGTGGCGCGGATAGGGCGCAATGTAGATGCCGTTGTACGCACCGTCGTCCAACACGTATCCCAGACCGCAATGACTTCTACTTGGGCTGATAACGCAGACATCATTGACTATGTACGTTGCGTTGCTACCCTCGATGGTAACACCACCCCTGAGTGCCGCTCACTGGACGGTCAGGAGTTTCCCTTGGGCGAGGCTCCACAATTCCCCCTCCACATCAATTGTAGGACTGTTACGGTTCCCGTAGTCAAGGACAAATATGCTTTCTTGGACGAAGGGGCAACCCGTTCATCACTGGACGGGTATGTTCCAGCATCCCAAACATACTACGAATGGTTGGACGAGCAATCGGTTGCGTTCCAGGACGATGTTCTGGGCCCAACGAGGGGGCAGCTATTCCGGGATGGTGGGTTGTCTCCAGAGAAGTTTGCGCGATTGAATGTTGGTCGTAATTACAAACCCTTGACGTTAGACGAAATGAGAGCACGCGAGCCTCATGCGTTTGAGAGAGCTGGGTTGTAGTGTATTACGTTCGCGCATATCGATTGCTACCACGAGTGTTGAACGGTAGTGATCGGGTGCGAATACCTTTGGTGGCTGAGCCTATTCAATTCCACGAAGTACACCCATCCATAACAGAGCGTCGTATTTGCGATGGCGGTCCACCCAAGACAGTAGAAGATTGGACTCAACTCCGTAGAAAGTTTCACAGAGAAGGGGTAGTGTAATGGACGTATCAAATTTGAAATTGAAGGTAGATTGTGGAGGTACCAAAGGACATGTTGCGGATGCTAAGAAGCAGCACGCAAAGATGAAGGGCAAGGGAAAGAAGTAACGGTTGACTTCCGTCTCGCGTTAGATAAAAAGTATAGTTCTACTGCCTAACGAGGCAAAGGAGACTGAGAGATGAAGGCATTGTTCGTGGTTCTAGCAATGGTGGTGCTGATGCTGTTTGCGTCAGCGAATCAGGCCCATGCCTCGCCGCAGTACGCGGCCGCAAGCGGCCACCAACAGAGCGCAGAGACCAACGCTGTTGCGCCCGAGACAACCTTGGTTGAAGCTGCCTCCTTTTACTTGATTGAAGACAGAGCCACTGACGCCAATGGGTTTGCTTTGGGGGTGCTTCTACGTGACTTCAAGAACTATAGCAACAGGTTCTCCGTCACCACTAGACATAACACTCACAATACGATTGAGCGGTGTACCACCTATGGCGCGTGGACGGAGGCTGTCCCTAGACGTTTGTGCTGAGGAACAGTAGATCAACAAGAGCCGCTAGATGGAAACGTCTAGCGGCTCTTTTCAATTCCATATATACTTCTCAGTCAACCGTGCGTGAAGCACTAATGGCGTGACGCCAAGAAAAGGAACCACATGGAAATTGATTTCACCCAAGCAGTTGAGTCATTGGACAAGGTCCCAGAGCAATTTCGTCCGTTGTATACGGAGACAGCAGACAAGAAGTTTGCTTTGGATACAAAGTTCAAAGGCATTGGTGACGCGTTCACCGGCTTGAACGGGGCACTGAAGGCTGAGCGCAAGAACAAGCCCAAGCCTATTGACCTGTCGTTGTTGGCTGACTTCGGTGATTCTCCGGAGAAGATTCACGAGGGTATTACTACTCGAATCAAGACGCTGGAAGAGCAATTGGCCGCTGGTCAGAAAATCAATCCAGAGAAATTGAAGCAGGAGTTTGTGACGGCCCACCAGGGTGAAATCACCAAGCACCAGAATCGCAATCAAGCACTCCAGGGTCAGTTGTACTCTCTGCTGGTAGACAATGCCGCTATTAGCGCGGTCACCGAAGCCAAGGGCAGCCCAGAGTTGCTATTGCCCCAAGTCCGTAGCCAAGTCAAGGTGCTGGAAGAGGATGGGAAATTCAACGTGTATGTTGTCGACTCTGCTGGCGACAAACGGTTCAGCGGAGTAACAGGGCAGCCCGTTACGATCAAGGAGCTTGTTGCTGAGATGAAAGGGGACAAGCGATTTGCCCGTGCCTTTGATAGCGAGGCTCCCAGCGGTGGTGGCAAGCCTCCTGGAAGTGGCAATGGACCAGTACGTACCAACAGAGGCAATGACGGACAAGAGAAGTCCTCAAGTGGCCCTTCAGAGCCAAGGGGTGATCCCAGCCGGCCAATTCGGGTGATCCGAAAAGATGGTGCCAAAGTACCAAACTTTTCACTTCAAGGAGAATCCAAATGGCGTCTGTTACACTGGCTGAATCAGCCAAGCTGTGCCGGGATGAACTGATTGCTGGCGTTATTGAGAACGTCATCACCGTCAACCGGATGTATGAAATGTTGCCTTTCGATGGTATCGACGGCAACGCACTCGGGTACAATCGCGAGAACGCACTTGGTGACGTCGTCACTGCTGGCGTTGGCGACACGTATACGGGTCTTGGTTCTGGAAAGAATCCTGCGACCTTCACGTACATCACCAGCGGTCTGACGACCATCATGGGTGATGCCGAAGTCAACGGAATGATTCAGGCGACTCGTTCTGACGACGGCAACGATCAGGCCGCAGTTCAGATTGCGTCCAAGGCCAAGGCCACTGGACGTCAGTTCCAGAACATGCTCGTCAACGGCACGGGACTCAGCAACCAATTCACTGGTATGCTTTCTCTCGTTGTTGCCGGCCAGAAGGTCAACACAGGTACCAACGGCAAGGCGCTGGACTTCGATACCATGGATCAGTTGATGGACCTTGTTCTCGACAAGGATGGTGCTGTTGACTACTTCATGATGCCTGCGCGCACCATCCGTAGTTACAAGGCTTTGCTTCGTGCTCTTGGTGGCGCGAACGTCAATGAGACGGTGGCGATGCCTTCTGGTGCGGAGGTTCCCAGCTACTGCTCGGTGCCTGTATTCCGCAATGACTACATCCCCATCAACCAGACCAAGGGCAGTGGCTCGGCACAGACAACCATTTTTGCTGGTACGTTTGATGACGGCAGCCGTACCCACGGCCTTGTCGGTCTGACCGCTCAGAATGCTGCTGGTATTCAGGTTGTGGATGTTGGCGAAGCCCAGGACAAGGATGAGCACATCTACCGCGTCAAGTGGTACTGTGGTCTGGCCATGTTCTCTGAAAAGGGCATTGCCTCAGCCGACGGCATCACCAACTAACTCAAATTCAAAGCAAGGGTTCACCCGAGAAGGTTGGACCCTTGCTTTGATACCTTTTCAATTCAACAGGGAGAAGTTAGATGGCAAATGCAACATATTTAGTCCAGCACAACTCGCGTGGTACGGTCAAGGGCGGCAATGCCATGGTGGTTTGGGCTGGTAGCGCAAATCAGGCCAAGGAAATTGCTGAATCCAAGTTTGACGGTGACGGAGGTATTTGGGCTGGAGCAACCGCCACGCTACTTGCCGATGCCGGCACGCTGGCTGGCTGGCTGTTCGAGATCATCGTTCAGTACTCCACGCCCAAAGTGATCCAGTACACGGCTGTTGGCGCCAACATTGCGGCTATTGGGCCCGCTCTGGCGTCCTACATCAATGCGGCTGGGGTTGGAATCAGCACTGCTTCCTACGCAGCCAACGTATTGACCGTTGTTAGTGCAGCCGGCAACCTCGGAGACAAGACCTTGGTAGTCAATGTGTATCCGCCTGGCTCTGCTAGTCCCATCCCATCGATGTTGGGAACCATCGTCCACCAGGGAGTTGCGGCCGCAGCGCTCACTGTTGGACTGCCCGCCGCCATGGATACACCCCCCTATGTATCCACCGTGCTGAAGCAGGTCTAACATGAAGGTAACAGCAACATACAAGCTCTTTGGGCATTACTCGGGACAGACGGTCACCCTGAACGGGTTTCGATTCGTTGAGGGTCTGCTTATTACGAGTCAGTTCATAGAGAAGCAACTTGAACTCTTGGATTTGGCCTTGGCACCATACCAAGGAAAGAGGGTCAACAATGGCGTCAGTGACGTTACGAAAGACGGGAATGCAATCGGGAGTGCCGAAGTTCACGGCAACGATTTGCCCAACGGGGAGCAATCTCAAGCGGGTGACTCGTCCAGTGGCTCCGTCGAGGGAACTGCTGAAACCAACCCCGTCGAAGCAGCACTGGCTCTGGTACCCAGTGGGGACAGACCGCAAGAGAGCGTAGACCCAATGGCGGAGAAGATCAGGGCAGCCGTTCTCGGCCTTGACGGCTCCGTCCCCCTTAACTGGACCGTGAAGGGCCAGCCCGCACTGGCTGCGGTGGAACGGATGCTGGGTTTCACGGGTATTACCCGTGCGCAGGTAGAAGCGGTGATGCCAGGGTATGTCAGGACGGTGGTGAAAGGGTAAGTACGATGGAGGGACTCACCCAACTTCTTGTAGTTGATTTGTTGAACCACGAGAGAAATGTCCTGTGGTTCTACTGCGACAACAAGGGTTGGGTGACCGTTGGAGTCGGGAACCTCGTCAAGACAGAGGATGACGTTGTTAGATTCCCGATGGTCCACATGGATGGCGGGGAGCAGGCAACACTCGTTGAAAAGAGATTGGCTTGGAGACTGGTTCATAATCAGTACCGGGAAGCGGCCAACTACGTTGCTGACTATTATCGTCACTTCACTACCATCCGAATGCTTGGTGAGGATTCCAGGCTGTTTCTAATCAAGAGACTACAAGAAGAGTTCATCCCAGCTTGTAGAAAAGCATTCCCAGAATTCGATCATTGGCCGATGTCTGCACGTCGTGCCACGGTTGATATGGCCTTCACCTTGGGCGCAAATGACCTGGTGGTGGACTATCCGACGTTGACGAAGGCACTACGTTGTACGCGGTTTGATATCGCGGCTAAGGAATGCCATCGCAAGAAGTCCAGTGAGGATGCATCCAACCCGTCCACGTGGAAGGGCAGGAACCTCTGGACCTACAATATGTATATGGAGGCAGCATGACCGACCCACGCGTGTATCGACAGACAGTCCAGAGCCTTCTTTCATGCGCAATGGTCTTGGTACCCATCGCTGTTACCGTGCCCTTTGATTGGCGCGCACTTCTGATGGCTGGACTAGGTTGGTTGTTGTCTCAGGTCACCAATCCGCGTCTCGTTGTTGGATTCAAAGAAGTCATGCCTGAAAAGGGCAGTTCCGCTGTGATCCCACGTCCATAAAGAAAGAGAGAATCCAGATGAAAAAGTTGCTGTTGATTGTTGCCTTCCTTGGAGTCACTACTTCCTGCCACAACGTCACTCCGGATAGGTTCTTTGGTATTGTTGTCGATTGCGCGCAGCAGAATCCTCAAGGCAGCGCCGCACTAGCTCAGTTCACCACTTGCGCTTTTGGCGTGCTCGCTCAGAATCCCTCGGTGTGTCTCTCTGGTATTGTTACGGACATTCACTTCACGGTGGACGAGGTTGCCTGCGTGGTTGCCTTCATCGCTCAACAGAATCAAGCGAAGGTAGCTTTGGGCAATTACACCCCAGCCGATTTGCAAGCCAGAGAGGTAGCCAATAATTGGTTGAGAGAAAAGCAAATCGCAATCCGTAACTCCTACCAGAGCAAGTAATGTTTAGCCAAGCCAAACTAGGGTTGCGTCCGCATAGCCCAAAGAGGCTTGCGAAGCACGTGCGGTTGACTCCGGAGAACGCACCACCCAATCCATTGATGTCCTCCACTCCTATGGATTGGGCTTTCGGTAGGACGTGGGACGGAGATGACCTAGGCAATACCGTCAAGAGCAATTGTGGACCGGCAGCATTTATCAATTGGATGAAGATGATGGCTGCCAAGACGCGCGCTGATTTGTCCTTTGACGAATCGGATGCTGATGCGTTGTACCGTCGTATGGGATACGACGGTACACCCGAAACGGACAACGGTGTTGTCTTGATGGACCTTCTGGACGAGTGTACGCGCGCACCCGTCGCTGGGGTCACCATTGATTGCTTTTTCGTGATTGGGTTTGCTGACCCGGTCCATCTCGCTACTGCGTGCCAAATTGCTCCTTTGATTGTAGGAGCGGAATTGCCTATGTCCTGCCAGAATACGGACATGTGGAACGGAAAGATTGCCGAGGATACGACAATTTGGGGACCGCATGCCTATCTGGTCCACTCATTTAGTCCTGGTGGGTGTAATGGTAAATCGTGGGGCCAGCCAGTATTCAACACCCCGGAATTTCAAATCAAGCGTTGGCGTGAGTGCTTCCTACCCATCAGTCAAGAGTTGATGGTGCCTGGTACGGATGTATTGAAGCTCCTCAATCTCGCAAAACTTCTGTAACCAAAGAAGGTAGTACAGTCATGGGTAGTCCTCACCAGATGATGCTGACCCCTGCCCCGGTTGACCTTGATAAACCAGCAACAATGAGGGATGTGTTTCAAGTAATGAGCGAACACGAAGGTGGGTGCCCCATGAAGGAAATAGCAACTCAACTGAGAGTGGGCAAGTGGATATTCGGTATTGCAATGACGCTACTGGTGGCGAGCATTCCCGTTAGCCTTATCTTGGCGAAGTACGCTATGATTGGGGCAATTAATGTACAACTCCAAAGCCAGCATCTGGTAGTCAAGAGTCCCTAATGG